TGCAAGCGAGGTTGACCGTGTTATTCAGGAGGCAACAACAAACGAGATTGCTTTCCAGCTTGAGCAGAAAACTCTTGCCACAAGAAACCATTTCCAGAATTGCTGCATCAACGGCTCAAAGACCGATAAATCGGTTGACTTTGACGGTCTTTCAACTCTGCTCAAGGGTACAAGCACAGAGTACAACGCAGGTTCTGACAAGACAGTAGTTGACCTTTCGACCTCTGCACTTGTTACAAGCAACTATCAGCTTATGATTGATATGCTCAACGAGTTTATCGGCGGTATTGACGGCAAGCCTACTTTTCTGCTCGGCAACAGCAAGATTATTGCTAAGCTCAAAAGCGTTGCTCAGCGTGCAGGATACCTCACAAGAGCCGAGGACGCTTTCGGTAAAACTGCTCAGGGTTATGACGGTATCATTTTTTACGATATGGGTAACTACTTTGACGGTTCAAAGACTGTGCCTTGCGTGCCGATTTACGAAACAGGGGCATCAAGCTCAAAGATAACAGGTCTTACCGACCTTTATGCGGTACAGCTTGGTCTTGATGCTTTCCACGGTGTTTCCCTCAGCGGTTCGTCAATCATCAAAACATATATGCCTGACCTTACTGCCCCCGGTGCGGTTAAAAAGGCTGAGGTTGAAATGGTTGCCGCTGTTGCTCTCAAAAACACAACAAAGTGCGGTGTTTTCCGTAACATTAAGGTATCTTAAAAATGTATGCGGATTATGCTTATTACAAGGATTCTTTCGGCGGTACTTTAGCCGCCGAAGAATTTAACCGCTATGCACGCAAGGCGGAACGCTTTTTACATTATATAGTTATGGGCGAAATTGCTGAAGTGACGGAACAGGTAAAAAATGCAGTCTGTGCCGCCGCTGAGGCGGTTGCCGAAATTCGTGAGGGTGTTCAGAACATCCCACAGGGCATCAAGTCCGAATCAACGGACGGTTACAGCGTTACATACAACAATGATTACAATGCCGATGAGCTTGCAGAGCGTGAAAAAAGAGCAATGTACAAGGCTATCAAGCAGGAATTAAGCGGCACAGGGTTGCTTTATCAGGGGGTGAGATAATGCTCACAAACAATACACACATTACTGTGTTCACATCAAAAAAGCAAGGTCGTGAAACCTTTTGGTTTGCGACTGTTTTGGACGGAGTTAATTATCACGGTAGGGATCAGATTATTGTTGCTGACAAAAATGTGTCTGCGTCTGATGAGTATGTTATCCGTATCCCTGACAGCGTTTTGCAGACTACTCACTATGTTGACCCGTCAACATACAAGTCTTTACCGCTTGGCGAGAGTGACAATTGCTACACCCTCAAAAAGGGAGATTATGTTGTTAAAGGCTTGGTTGACCTTGATGTAATTACCGTTAAGGATATCCTTGACGCAGGCGGTCAGCAGATTACGCAGGTCACCGAAAATCTGTCGGCAAGTGCTTTTTCAAAGCATATTAAATTGGTGGTTAAATGATTATTAAACTGCTTTTTAATACCACAGAAACAATGCTTAAAGACCGTGGTCTTGAGCCGAGTGGCAAGGTTCAAAAAATTGTGGACAGCGAAGTCCTTCGCCGTTCTACTCCATATGTACCTTTTAAAACCGGCAATCTTATCAAGAGCGGTATCCGTGGCACAAAGATAGGTAGTGGTGAGGTAATGTACGATATTGTATATGCACACACCAATTACTATCTAAACGCAGGCAAAGGTAAACAGGGTACTGCAAGCGGTGGTCTAAGGGGTAAGTTTTGGTTTGAACGAATGAAAGCAGACCACCTTGATGACATCATCAAAACCGCCAAAGAAAAAAGTGGAGGCAAATAATGGACGAATCAATAATTAAATCATTGTTTAGATGGTTTGCTGATTGTGAGGTATTAGAGGTTGACAATGACCTCAATGTTGACTATCTCGGTGATGACCCCGAACAGTACAGCATTGAGGTAGTGCCGTGCAAAACTGTTTTAAAGCAGTATGTTGACGGCTCGGCTAAGTGTCAGTACCTCTTTGTCTTTGCAAGCCGTGAAAATTATAGTCCTGATGAGTCAATCAATATGGCAAACTTAGAATTTTACGAAAGGCTGCAGGAATGGATTGCCGAGCAGGACTTGAACGGCAGACTGCCCAAACTGCCCGAAGGTTTAACACCGTTATCCGTAAAAGTGTTATCATCGGGTTATGCGATTGACAATGACACGAAATCGGCACGCTATCAAATACAGTGCCAACTTAAATATATGAAAAATGGAGGTAAAAAATAATGAGCGAAGTAATCAGACAGAGAAGAATGCAGGCAAACTATCTTGACTGCGGCGGTACAAACAAATCACCAAACTTTTCTCTGCTCGGTGTGGGGGCTAAAACTCTTGATGAATCACCTTCCGCACAGACAAAGAGTCGCAAATATGTTTGTGATAAGTCTGCTACAAAATCAATCAGCGGTTACGATTGGACAACGGCATTTGATGTTGACCAGATCCGTGAGCAGGACGCAATCAATTACATCATCAACATCGGCGAAAAACAGCTTGTAGGTGCAGATGCCGAAACAGACTATGTAATTGTTGACCTTGACCAGCTGGTGAGTGGAGAGAGTAACAAAACCACTTATCACGCACGCAAAATCCGTGTTGCGGTTGAGGTTGCAAGTTTTACAAATGATGACGGCGAAATGGGTTGTAGCGGTAACTTACTTGCAAAAGGAGATCCTGTTGAGGGTACTTTTGACACAGCGACAAAAACATTTACAGCAACTACGGAGGTAGCATAAATATGGTTATTAACAGTGTAAATTTACCTGACATTGATGTTGCCGATGCACTCGTTATGGAGCGTTACGAGCACGCTCACGATAATGTGGCAAAGGCAATGAATGATTTACAGCCCGAGGGCAAACGCCAGTCAGAGCTTATTCGTGCTCAGTGTACTGCAGTCTTTAATTTTTTTAACGAAGTTTTTGGCGAAGGTACAGACAAAAAAGTTTTTGGCGAATCAGTAAATCTTACAACCTGCCTTAATGCTTACGAGGATGTTATAAAGGCTGTTAATGCTCTCGGAATAAAACTCGGCAATATGTATAAAGGCAAATCAAGTGCGATTAACAATCACAGGGGCAAAAGGCATAAGCAGTACAATCATTACAAAAAGCCACTTAAACCGGCGACAAAGTAATGAATCTGCTTTGTGACAAAACACCCGATACAATAACCGTGTCGGGTGTAGATTATAAAATCAACACCGACTTTAGGGTGTGGATTAAATTCGAGCTTATCCTCACCGAACAAATTGACGATACACTCTCAGCTGAAATACTTGCAGAAATACAGCGACTTATATTCAAAGAGCCTTGCCCGATGAACGAAGAAACCGTTGAGGCTATTTTAAACTTTTATCGTTGTGGAAAACCACCCGAAAAGCATTCAGGCGGAGGCAATGATAAAACTGTATTTGATTACGATTTTGATGACGGCTACATCTATGCGGCATTTAAAGAGCAGTACGGCATTGACCTCAACGAGGCAAATTTGCATTGGTGGAAGTTTCGTGCATTGTTTATGTCATTGCGTGCCGATTGTATGTTTACAAAAATTTTAGGTTATCGCAGTATGCCGATTACCTCTAAAATGTCAACGGCAGACCGCAATTTTTATCAGCAAATGAAAAAACTCTATGCCCTGCCTCTGCCGCAGTCGGTGCAGGAAAAATACAATGCTATCGAAGAGGCTTTGTTATCAGGAAAATCTGTTGACGAACTTATATAGATTTTGTATAATGTG